TTATGCCGTTGTATCGCAAAAAATACTGGGATGCGGTCAGTGGTGATAAACTTCCAGATGGCGTAGATTATGCCGTATTTGATCTGGCCATAAATTCTGGGACAGGCCGTGCCGCCAAGATTTTGCAGAAGGCGGTTGGAGCGGTTCAAGACGGCGTAATCGGTTCGGCTACTCTGGCGGCAGTAAACACACATAATCCACGCGAGTTGGCTACACTGATCTGCGAGGCTCGTTTGGCTTTTTTGCAAAGCCTGCCAACCTATGATACTTTCGGAAAAGGTTGGTCGCGTCGTGTTTCAGAAGTTGAAAATACGGCATTCAGCATGGTTGGATAGTTATGAATTACAATGATTATGTCCAGCAAATTGCTACGATGGCGGTAGTTCCGGTATCGGATGCCAATTACCAGATTATCATTCCTTCAATGATTTCGTATGCTGAATTGCGGATGCAGCGCGATCTTGACTTTTTGTCTACTCAAATCAGCACCACGGCATATTCATTCACAGCCAGCAATGGCACACTAACGATCCCACAATCTCAATTTGTCACCACTGAGACATTAGAAGTGATTGATGGCACTGGCGCATCATACCCATTGCTGCCCGTCACCAAAGAATACATCCAGAACGTCTACGGCAGTGGCTCTACAGTGGGCCTGCCTCAATACTATGCAGAGTATGGCGGTGACGCAGCCACAACTGGCTACACGTCGCAGTTAATTATTGTTGGCCCAATTCCGGCATCATCCTATCAAGTTCGGCTTACGGGAACGGTTCGTTCTGCTCCATTGTCGGCATCCAACCAAAACACTTACATTTCATCAAACTTGCCAGATATGATGATTATGGCTTCAATGATTTACATATCGGCTTACCAGCGCAATTTTGGCAAAATAAGTGACGATCCTGCTATGGCTCAAACGTATGAGGGGCAGTATCAGGTTCTTCTTCGGTCGGCTCTCGTTGAAGAAAATCGCAAAAAATATGAGGCTGCTGCGTGGTCTTCTTACTCGCCTGCGCCTGCTTCCTCTCCAACACGAGGTTAATTTATGCCTCACAACACGATCAAACTGCGCCCCGGAGTTGAAACCAATACCACATTGGCATTGAATGAGGCTGCATATTCATCTTCTCAATTAATCCGGTTCTTGCCTGAGCGAAACGGTCTTGGCTTGGCTCAAAAGTTGGGTGGTTGGAAAACTTATATCGGTTCCGCAATCTCATCAAAAATTCGCGCTTTAAAAGGATGGTCTGATTTAAACGCTAATAGTTGGTTGGGTATTGGCGCTGAATCTTCATTGTCTATATCAAAGGCGGTATCAGGCATTGGGGGCATTCCTCAAGATATTACGCCCCAGATTGCAACAACTAATACGGCACCTAATTTTTCAACGACTGCCGGATCAAACATCGTAACGGTAATTGATTCAAACATCACCGCGTCTGTGCTTGATTATGTTGAGTATGTTACGCCAGTGACAGTTGGCGGTTTGGTTTTATCGGGGCCATATTTGCTCCAAACGGCTGCCGGAACTCAGTACACTATTTTGGCTTCATCATTGGCCACGACAACAGCAAACACATCCACCAATACGGTTGGCGGTTCATTTGTTGTTGGAAACACCTATCAAATTGTGTCGGTTGGCTCCACTAGCTTCACGTCTATTGGCGCTGCATCCAACACGGTTGGCGTTATCTTTACCGCCACTGGGGTAGGCTCCGGCTCTGGAACGGCACGTTTAGTTGCTGAGTACGCTTTTGCCACCACCAATGGATTGAATATTGTTACGACATATTTTGATAATCACGGTTTTGCTGTTGGGGATCAATTTTACATTGGCGTTTCAACAACCGTGGGTGGCATTCCGCTTTTTGGTGTGTACACTGTTTTGAGCGTTACAAGTTCAAGCGTCTTTACATTTGCTGCCTCTAATACAGCAACATCAACTGTTGGACCGACGACAGCAACGGTTATCAATAGTGGGTTGGTACTTTCCAACTTCTATGTAGCGATTGGGCCGCAACCTATTGGAACTGGATTTGGTGTTGGTGGATTTGGTGCAGGCGGATTTGGTGTTGGCACTACTCAGCCATCAGTTCCGGGGACGGCTATTACTGCCACTGATTGGACGCTTGATAATTTTGGTCAGGATTTGATTGCTTGTCCGGCTGGTGGCGCAATTTACTATTATGACCCCAGTGGCCAATTACAAAATGCTCAAATTGTTGGCGGCAATGCACCGTTAGTAAATAGTGGCATCTTTGTGGCTATGCCGCAGCGCCAAGTTGTGGCGTATGGGTCATCATTTACATTGTCACCGGACCCAATGCTTGTTCGGTGGTCTGACGTTGAGGACTTCACTGTCTGGAATGGCACGGTAACAAATCAGGCTGGATCATACCGCATCCCAACTGGATCAAAGATTGTGGCTGGCTTTCAGGGGCCACAACAAGGGCTTTTGTGGACTGATCTTGATATGTGGGCCATGCAATATGTTGGTCCGCCATTTGTTTACGGGTTCAATAAAATTGGTTCAAATTGTGGTGCTGTGTCACGGCATGGCATGGGACAATTGAACGGTGCCATCTATTGGATGAGCCAGAAGCAATTTTTTATGTCTATGGGATCGGGGCCACAAAGCATCCCATGCCCAATTTGGGACGTAATTTTTCAAAACATTAATACCAATTACATTACAAAAGTAGCTTGCGGTGTAAATAGCCAGTTCAATGAAATTACATGGTACTACCCCTCTGCCTCGTCCACCGAGAATGACTCCTATGTTAAGTACAACACGGTACTCCAGCAGTGGGATTTTGGTTCTCTTGGCCGTACTGCTTGGATTGATCAATCTGTGCTTGGGTCTCCCATTGGTGCTGGCTCTGATAATTGGCTGTATCAACATGAGACAGTAAATACGGCTTCCTATAATGGCGTTAATGGATTGGCTGTTACTTCATCATTTCAGACGGGCTTCTTTCAATTGAATGAGGCAGATAATTTGATTTTTATTGATCAAATCTGGCCCGATATGAAGTGGGGTACATACAGTGGAAACCAAAATGCCACGGTTAACATTACGTTCTATGTGACCAATTATCCCGGCGATGCTGTCACTACCTACGGCCCATACACTATGACGCAGGCGACAGAATACATATCCGTGCGTATCAGGGCGCGTTTAATGTCTATTGCTGTTTCTTCAAGTGACGCTGATACGTTTTGGCGTCTTGGTGCAATTCGGTATCGTTACCAACAAGATGGACGGTTCTAGCTATGGCATCCTTAGACGATCTGTTAACCACTCAAAAAAATGGCGTTCAGGCAATTAATTTGTATTCAAATACTTTGTCTAAATATGCTGGTTCATATTCAACTAAAGAAATATCTGCCAGCACTGTTGTTAAGTCATCATCGGGTTGGGTTGCCACTGTAAGCGTTTTGGTTATAGGCACAACACAAGGATTTCTTTACGACACAAACAGCACTTCTGCGACAACAGGAAACCGAATTTATGCTGTCCCCAATGTGCTGGGTGTATACCAAGTGCAAATTCCGTTTGCTACTGGATTAGTTTTTGTTCCGGGAACCAATTCAATTATTTCCATAGGATACACATAATGCCATTGCATCACGGTACATCACAAAAAACAATCAGTTCAAATATCAGCGAAATGGTTCATTCAGGCCATAAGCAGGATCAGGCTATTGCGGCTGCATTAAACATGGCGAAGTCAGGCAAGGCTTCTGGCGGCATGGCGGCACCATTGACCAAGAATGATGTGTCTGATCGTTCTGCTCAAGACGCACGGGCGCATGTCGGGCCAATTCCTGCTCCAGTGGCTGGCAGAACAGACCATTTAAATATGCATGTCCCTGCTGGAAGCTATGTCATACCCGCAGACATTGTATCGGCATATGGCGAGGGAAATACTGAGGCTGGCTTCAAGGTATTTGATAGCCTGTGCCACGATCACGCCGCCAAGGACAAATCGTCGGGAAATATGCAGCCATCTCTGGCCCCTATTGTGGCTGCGGGTGGCGAATATGTTATACCGCCATCTGTAGTGACATCCATTGGCATGGGTGACATTGATGCTGGTCATGACCTGCTTGATGAATTTGTGGTTTTGACCAGAAAAGACTTGATAGAAACATTGAAAAAACTACCGGGACCAAAATCTGATTGAGGGATCAATAATGACTATGACTGAGGGAAAGAAACGTATCCGTTACACACCAGCGCAGCGCCGTAATAGGGAAAAAATTGAAGTAGTTGATACGCCGTGCCACGTTCGTGTTGCCACTAAGGATGATTTTTTTGGCATTATTGAACTATCCAGAATGGTTCACGACGAGAATGGCTTGTTTGACTTTAATGAAGTGAAAGTGGCTGAAGCCATTTGGCTACAGATTGAAAAGAAAAACGGCATTATTGGTGTTATTGGTACGAAGGATAAGCTGGAAGGCATCGTTGTTCTGCGTCTTTCCACCTATTGGTATTCTAACAGCCAATTTTTGGAAGAAATGTTTGTCTTTGTGCATCCGGATTTTCGCAAAGCCAAAGATTCACGCGCCCAGAAATTGTTAGAATTTGCTAAAAAAGTATCATCTGAACTTGAAATGCCATTGATGATTGGTGTTTTGTCAAATACCAGAACTTCTGCTAAAGTGTCATTATATGAGCGAAATTTTGGTGAACCTGCTGGTGCATTCTTCCTTTGGGGAGCAAAAACTGGCCATCAAAATGAAAATTAAGAGGTAGATTATGTGCGGTCACGGTTCTTCTTCAGCGACAACTTCGTCTACCAGTGCGCCCACTCAGGCCGTGCAGGATATGTACAAGTACATTATGGAGCAGGGCAAGGCGCTCCAGCAGAAGCCGTATGAAGCATATACTGGTGAGATGGTTCCAGAACTGAACGCCATCCAGCAGTCTGGAATTAATCAGGCTCAACAGTATTCTACCGCCGCACAACCCTACTATCAAAGAGCGGGTCAGATGACCCAAGACGTATATAGCGGTTACAACCCTCAGAATTATGCGTCTGGTGTTCAATCTTACATGAACCCTTATATGCAGAATGCAATGGGTGCCACTGCCGCCCAGATGAATAACCTCAACCAGCAAGAGCAGAATAAATTGCTTGGTAATGCCATTTCTTCGGGTGCCTTTGGTGGCGACCGTGGAAAAATTGCTCAGGCTGCTCTTATGGGCCAACAAAATTTGGCTCTTGGGAATGTTTTGGCTAACATGGCAAACACAGGATACAATTCAGCCGCCACAAATTACTTGTCAGGTTTGCAGCAGCAGGGTGGTCTGGCTAATCAGTACGGTAATTTTGGAACTAATGTTCAAAACGCTGGGATGACTGGCGCTCAGGGTCTTATGACGGCTGGTGCTGTACCGTATGCTGTACAACAAGCGCAAGATGCCGCCAAATATCAGCAGTTCTCTCAAGGCCAAGCGTACCCATTCCAAACGCTGGGCCTCCTTGCAAACATGGCCTCTGGTCTTGGTGCTGGTCAGGGTGGTATCAGTTCAACAACAGCGCCCGGCCCCAATTCCATGAACTCCATTTTGGGTCTTGGAACTGCATTTTTGAATATGTCTGACGAACGCACCAAAGAAAACGCTGAACCAATTGGCAAGACGTTTGATGGTCAGAATATTTACAAATTCAATTACAAGGGTGATCCAAAAACCAACATTGGTTTGATGGCTCAAGAAGTTGAGAAGCATGCGCCTTCAGCCGTTCATAAGACGGATGGTGGCCTGCGGATGGTTGATTATGATGCGGCAACCAGTCATGCGGCAGACCGTGGCCATTTTGCTGGCGGCGGCTCCTCTATGGGTGGATTGGTGTCTGCTGGCATGGAGCGTCAACCGTATGCCAAGGGCGGCTATGGCTTAGTCCCATACGCAGATGATCCACTATACGCATTCATGAGTGAGCGTGTTGGCATTCCAATGGTTGCATACGTTCCACAGATTGACATTAGAGGCGGCGGCGTAGGCATTCCAGAATCGCCAAAGGCATACGAAGACAAGCCATACGACACGTCCGGCATTACAGGTTTTGGTAAGGCTCTTGGAAAAAACAGCAGTGTCAAAGCATTTTTAGGCAACAATTTTGCAAGTGCTACTCAGCCGGGTACATGGCAAGCACCAACAAGTGATTATTGGAGTTATGCGGATGGTGGCCTTGTGCCGCGCAGCCATCATGCGAGTGGTGATACTCCACCAAAGGGCAATGATGTCCCCGCTGATGACAATTTCCTTGGCGGCCTTGGCTCGTCCATTGCAAAGGGCGTTG